AGGGATACTGGCAACGTCTGCCGAGCGTGTAGCTGTAGAGCCACTGGTGGGGATGTAGGATGTTGGGAAGGCTCCTACCTCAAACTGAGCGCCATAGATCAAGACGCCAAGCCCGTCAATATCGTCAGACGAACGATCATTAAGGTACAGCAAAACACGGGCTGTCTCTGTTGCAATAGCCGTAGCAGAAACGCTGCATCTGAACCACTGATCTCCAATAGGAGTAATAGTAGCAGTGGCGTTTGATGTAGCAGTAACCACCCCGTTTGTCAGATCAAACGTGGCATAGCAATCCCCGAAAGAAGTTGTCGATTCATTGGCCGCATTAAGTGATATTCTTGGATTGTCTGTCCCGAACTTCTTTAAGAAAAAGGACGCCGAGTACTCAACGCCCGTTGTTATTGGTAAGCCACCAGAGAACAGTCTGTGGGTTCCTGTTGCCCCGCCTATCGCTGTCAGACTTCGTGCTGCGCTGCCATCAGGAGCAATCGAGGTGTCAGCTGCCACTGCCGACTTCCCAGAGGTAGCCAACCAACTAGCATCCGTAAAATCCTCACTATAAGTAACCAGATTAGTCCTCTGCTCCTCCACAAGCAGTCCCAAGACATTCCCATTGGCATCGTACTCAATGCGTGGGATGCCGGCAGGGTGGTTGAAGAGCGTTAGGTCACCTTGGTCGAATGTGACTTCTTTGACGCTGATGTTGTCTACGTCAAAAGCAGCATTCCCCAGTGTCTGAATGTTTATTTCTTTATCGCCGTTTTGAACAATTGCATCATAGAATGTACCGTTTCCTGTGTTTTCTTTCCCTGCCGTAGAACCCAAAAGAGCTTTATGACTGCCAGATCCGTTCCAATTTGAGACTGTGTACTCAATGTACAACAAATCTCCAATGTCGGTGTTTGTTAACTCTTGTTTTATAACTGCGCCAATCACTGTCCCATCTGTAGTGGCAACCCCACTAGATACAGACCACGAACTGCCTTTAATCCAATCACTGTCCGTATCAAACCCACCATTAGTCACCAACTCGGAGCCATACGCTACCTTACGTAGCGCAGTGCCCCCTGAAGCCCTACTGAAGGTAATCAGATCAGTAGCGCTATTGTACTGCCTAGTACTCATGTCCAATCCTCCACAATAAAGCTACTACCTGATCCATCAAAGGTTAGACTCAACGAGGGTTCCAGTGATGGCTCCGTGGCCTCTACGATCCCTGTGTCACCTAAGTCCTGAGACCACACACGGAACTGATTGATGGTTCCCATGTAGTCATAGCCCAGCTCCAAGTCAGTTGCTGACAGGTCCGGGAGTGCCACTGGGGTTGTGTTGGCAGTCAGTGCAGTTCCGTCTACAGCGCCATTGATGAACGTAGAGCCATGCCGTGACGCTATGTTGTAGGGTACTAGGACGCCGGGGGAGTAGGCTGTAGAGCCTGACGTTACAGAGTCGTATGTGGTCCCATCTCGTTGCTCAAACAGCACCTGTCCTGTTTTTGTGCTGCTAGTGTCTAGCCATGCATTAGCGTATTCGCCGCCATTTATACGACGATAGAAATATACTTCCGCAATCGTCCCAGTATCAGCATAAGTCATCCTACCGTCCATCTGTATAGACACAGACAGGGGGTTGATCTCGCGGACGCTGATGTTGTCAAGGGTCACATCAACATTTGTTGAGTTTCTAACAATAGTAAAAGCTGCACTAGAAGCTACACCATAGAATGTTACGGTTCCAAGGCCGCTCGACACAATGTTTGTCCCAGAGAACGAGTCTGTTTTTAGACTGCCGCTTGTGTACGCAGTTGTCTCAACGGTAACGGAATATACCTTACCAATCGTCAAGATAGATCCTTGAACTAAGGTAAGAAGAGGGCTTGTAGTGTCTGATTGATACCTTGCCCCACCAGAAGAGTATGTGACTGTGTGAGTTCCATCCGTTCCGGTAACAGTCCACCCAGACAGGTCACCCGTACCGAAGTCTCCATTAGTCACCAACTCGTCACCAATGACCTCTGGCTGCGGCCAAGGCAGGTTAGCCGAGGGGATCACTATGGAGTCCGCTGCACGGGTTACTGTGGAGCCACTTGTGGGGATGTAGCTTGAGGGAGTGCTTGCGGCTTCTAGTTGTGCGCCGTAGATATAAATATAGTTGCCAACCGTCCAAGTGCCGTTAGCCCAAGGAGAGCCAGAAGTATAAGTATCTTTCCCTCCAACTATGCAGTAAGAACCAGACGCAGTAGTGTTACCTGCTGTAATCCTATACCAACCGTTGCCCACGTCCTCAATCGAAGGAGTGCATCCAGAACTGGCAAGTAACGTTTGAGTTGATAAATCATAAGCAACGTATTGATCACTAGTATTTGCCTGTATAAAAACAATACTAGTTGTCCCAGCTTTCACATAAACAGATAAAGAACTCCCAGCCGAACTGCTTACAGTATAATAAATACCGGTAGCCGACGTTGCACTCGCTGATGTTAGCTTTATCCCTGTAACTTCTCCGCTTGGAGACGCCGTATCATCTTCTATAAAAGTCGTTCCGTTTTTAACCCACCCTGTGCCAGCGGTAATATCATTAGAGTAAGTAACCAGATTAGTCCTTGACTCACTCTCGTGCAGGTAGCCTTCATTGGCCCATGAGGTACCGTTGTAGACATGATGGCCCACACGGGGCATGTAACGGGCTGCTGCTGGGTTTACTGAGGATTGCTTGATGGATACGCTGTCTACCACCATAGTTCCAGCGGCGGCATCCCATACGAGAAACTCTAAACGAATGCTTGAAGCAGATGTAGAAAACGTCAGGGTAACTTCTTGGTTAGATGTGGATGTTACCGTTGCGGCTGCAAGTTCAGTTAGACCATCACCAGTTCTTACAGAAACTCTGGCATTTTTGGTACCTGCTCTTACGGTTGCTGTTACGACATAAAGAGCGTTCGGTGTAATACTGATAGTTTGACGTATGCGATCATCATACCCACCATCTCCACTTGTTATTGTAACTTCCCCGTCAGAAATTGACGTTGAAACACTAGAGCCTACTTCTGTCCAGCCTGACAAGTCAGTATCAAACGTACCGTTAGTGACCAACTCAGGGCCATAAGGTCTAGCCGCTGTGGGAACGTAGGAGTCACCACGCTCGGGGTTGTTCACCATGCCGCCTAAGTCGCTGCGATGAGAAAACCAACCCCACAAGTAAAGACCAGATGCTGCATCTCCAGCATAAGACTGGCCTCTAATAGCCGTAGGGGAGGTCTGAATCATCCACGCCTGCTGAGCAGCACCAGTTGTTGAATACAGTGCGGTTGTTTTACATAAGTACCAACCATTACCATAATCTTCCATGGACGCTGTAACACCAGCTCCTGTGGCAGTTACTGCTCCTGAAGATAGGTCAAAGTTTGCGTAGCCGTTTCCTCCAAGACCGCTTGCGCTGCTTAGGGAAGATTGAATGACTGTTCTCTCAGCAGCCTTTGCAAATACGCCGGTTGTATACTCTACTCCCGATATAGCAGAGAATGTATATGTGCCCAAATAATGAGCAGAAGTTGTTGCTGTCTCTAGTATCTTATCTGCCGTTAGGGTTCCGTCTGGAGAAGACTGAGCATTAGGTAATGAAGTTGTGGCAACTAATGTCTGTTGTGTTGCATCCTCAGAGTACGTCAGCAGGTTGTGTGGTGCCCACTTTATGGCTGGCATCTCACGGACACTGATGTTGTCTAGCACGAGAACTGACGCTATGGAGTTTCTGCTAAATAGAGCAACATCTGTGACTGTTTCTGAAGCTACAAAGGTTAAGGTCTTAGTGCCTGTCGTTACTGACGTCGCTGGGATTACCTCAACGCCATCTAATGAAACACTGTAAGCATCTGTAGATCCTGCCTTAACCTCAAAAGAAAGCAAATAAACATTGCCAACTACCGTAGATATACCTTGAGTAACATAAGGAGTCGCTCCTGCTCCATCCCTATCTATAGTAAGCACACCTGAGCTAACGGTATGCGTACCAGCTGGACTTAAAGTCCACCCAGTAGTATCCGTATCAAAAGTGCCATTAGTAACCAACTCAGGGCCAAAGCCATCAGTCATCGTAGCGTTACCACTACGGCTGTGTGTCATTGCCTGCGACAAGGACGCAGAGGAGTTATTGGTACGGTACAGGTTGTCAGTGAAACCAAAGGCAAGAGCAGGTTCCGAAGAACCCACTGCCCAGCTTGAGAGAGCCTTTTTGACCGCGACCCCCAGGCGGCTCAATGCGCCAAACATCACGACATCTCAGTGATGTATGCGGTTCCCGTGCTGCCGCTTGTGATCATGGCCACGTAGTCACGATCCAAGATGTGAATGTACTCAACGGTGTTCGCCGGCAAATAAACCTTGCTCGTCGTCGCCGCCTCGTTCAGCGTGTAAAACGCATCCGTCGTGGCCACGATCCGCACGACCCGCACATCGCCAGTGATTGCTGATGTCGCTGATGATGTGCCGCTTAGGTTCAATGTGTTTGTCGTTGAGGGGCGCAGAACCTGAATCGGCTTTGCGTTGCCATCGAGGGCGAGTTTCGTTGTCATGTCAATTCTCCTATGAAGATAAGAAGGCGCTCTGGCCCGATGGGTTGATTATATCAAAATTTACGCAATGCCTCTGATGTTTCGTCGAATCGGTTCGCCCCAATTGCTGGTGGCTCGATAGCCGACTGCCAGGTAACGGAATGCGTCACAAGAATGGCTCGCCCAATCGTGCGCTGGCCGCCCCTTCCAGACCAAGTTCTTGTCGTCAAACTCGCGGTGATAGGCTCGAAGCCCCTCAATGCCGTGATCGCACCGCTCTGCATCAAACCAGCACTTGGGCAGCATTGACCGCACCGCCTGGATCCCATCATCAACATTGAGTTGAGGTGCGATCTGGATGTTGTTCAGGCCCAACGACTGCAAAGTTTCTAGCCGCGATTTGCCGGTGCCAAGCTCCCTGACCCTGACATCGTGCGGCAGGATGTGCTGGTCGTAGATATAAGGCTTCGATTGCAGCAACCGGACGTAATGATCTAGCCCGACCCCGTTCGTCTCGTAAAAATCGATCAGCCTGACTTCAGCCCCAACGAACTGCGCAAACCATATCGCAGTGGTGTCGCCGATCCCCAAGTCCCACGCCGTCACAACCGGCACGGCGCGGTCGTAGGCGACTGTTGAGATTCGACCCTCTGCGTTGGCATCCCTCATCTCCAGCGAATAGTACGCGCCCTCGTGATGCGTCAGAAACGCCCCCTCCCAAACGTGGTCGTATGTGTCAGGTCTGAGCTTGAAGTCATCGCGCCGTGCTCGCTCCAGCACCAGCGGAAAGAACGGGTTGTCTGACCAGTTAATCGCGCAGATCTTCATGCCGTCGGGCGATGACTCCCTGAACCGCTTGTGCGTTGCGCTCAACTTTGACTCAGGGTTCCACGTGACCCACAGCTCTGAGTCCTCCTCTCGGATCGTTGGGATCAGCTTCATCCAGGCCGTTTCGCTGACCGTCTCTGCCTCATCGACCCAGCACAGCAGGATGTTGGCTTTTGATTTAATGGAGTCCAGGTTGCGGCGAAGGCCGGCGAAGGTGAAGTCAATCAGCCGATCTTTCGAACGGATGTAGGTATCGCCGATCTCGTAGAACTCTGACAAGAAGTCGTGATCGAGGATGGCCCCCTTGACCTCCTCAAAAGAGCTGTCGGCAAGCGAGTTCATGAACTCACGTGCGCACAGGATCTGCCCTGATCGCCCCTCACAGGCCCACATATAGCCCCTGACGGCGGCCATGATCGCAAAAGATCTTGTCTTGCCAGAACCCCTCCCGCCGTAAGCGCATCGATACCGCGCCTCGCCATCAAAGAGGTTGATCAGCTTAGGCGGCAATTCAATCTGCGTTCTGAGGTGGTGCGACAAGCTCGATAATC